CGCTGATCCACCCTTACCATTAGCTAAAGCAAATAGTTGAGCCTGTTGTGCCGCGTTAATGATCATTTCACCCGCATTCACATTGACTTGACTATGATCACCCCTGAATGAGTTACCTGGAATAATTCCCCCTTCCTGATAGTTGGATCGTTTAGGTTTACTTGCTGTTACTGCAGCTAATTGAGCACCTGCTGCTACTCCCGCCATACCAGCATATGCCGCCATGAATCCGGGTGTAGTTGGCCAAGGTGCTGACGCTGCAGATGATATTGCTCTACCCACGGCAACAGGGACTTCCACAATAGCACTTACTTCTTTATATTCCCACGCTCTCATCGCTGCTTTAAATTCAAGATCACTCTTCTTTTTCTCATACTCTTCATCGATCTTAGCCTTAGCCAGTGCGTTCTTTTTACTGTTAATAAGAACACTATTCCCTGATTTCAAAGCTAACTGATACGATTTCTCCGATGATTCAACCGCTGTATCTTCAGATACACCTGCAACTTCTAAAGCCTTTTCCTTTTGTCTATCTAATGCAGCTATTTCAGTTGCATATTGATTAGCAGTTATTGAAGCTAAACTGTTAAGTATTGAGGTTGCTGAGGATTGTAATGTTCCATATGCATCTGTTACTTTACCAACAGTATCGATCCAATTTTCTGTTTCAGTACGAGCTTTTATAATTTCATCAGAAATAGAAGGTGATACATTGATTGACTTAGCGGCATCGCCACACGCTTTTAGAGATGTACCCCATTGAGCTATATTTTTATCAATGGAATCATTCAGCAGTGATTGATTAAGTTTTGTTATATCTACATTACTAAATGCATCTGCAAATTTCTTAGCACCCTCACTGGCATGATTTAAATCAAGGTTAGCTTTTAAATCTTTTAATTGTCCCGCATCCATCTGTGAGATGGTTTGTGCAAGAGTTAATACTTCAGCATTAATGCCTAATATAGCAGTACGTGCACCCTCTGCTTCTGCTATCTGCTTTTTAAGATCATCTTCAGAACCAGAAGATTTTCCCGGTGTTGGAGCTACATATGCTTTATGCTTGGGCTTTGGTTTATCCTCTGATATATTTAGCTCATCTGTTGAAATCTTTAACTTACGAGCGGATGCATCAGCTTTAGCGTACAGATCATTAGCTACACGCATTTCAGCGTTATATGCCTTTAACGCTGCCTGTGCACGTTCTTTAGCATACTTCTCACCCGTAGTTTTTGCAGTCATATCAGCTATTTGCTGAATCGTCATTTTAGCATAACGACCATTTTCAAGATCGGGATCTTGTATTGCATTGGATGCAAATCGAAATGAATCCGCTGCATGTGTAGCAGCAGCTTCAGCTTTTTTATACATATCAGAAAGATCATTTTTCTGAGACGTTTTTTGTATCTGCTTGTTTAACTCGTTAAGATCTTTTAACCGTACAGCCAAGTCATCATATTGCCTAACCAAACGCTTTGCATTTCTCGCCTCATCCGTATTACCAGAAGCTTTCTTTTTTGCATTTTCAATTGATCCATAAAAGTTTTCAATCTGACGGGTCAATGAAGACATCTGACTATTAGCGCCAAATAACTGGCTGGATATATCCTGTGCTTTCTGCTGAAGACTCACCTCATTTAATTTACTTAACATAGCGGTGAGTGTACGTGTTGCTACAGATCCAGCCGATGCTATATCATCTAAAACGTCTGCAAATGCACCACCCGGAGATATGGCTTGTATCAATTCATTGTTAAGGCTGGCTACTGCAGGTATTAATTTTTTACCTGCTGACTGTTCCGCATCCTCAAATGCTGTAGCTAAACGATACGCTGATGTGGAATAAGAGTTTAAATTTGCAGCTGCAGCACCAATAGCACCCATACTGGACATCTGACGCTGTGCTTCATTTAAAATTGCCTGTGCTTTTTCAGCACTATTGAGCTGATCAGTGGTTTTTCCCAACCGTTTAGCATAATCTTCTAAATGATCATCATCAAGAAATAGTCCTAAACTTTTGCATTCACGGGTCATGCCCTTTGTAGCAGCCATGAGAGCATTGGTCATTTCACCGGCTTTCTCAGACTCTCCACGAAATGAAGCCAAATCAGCACCGAGACCAAGCATGGATTCAGCGTAGGAAACAGATGCCTCTTCAGTAATTCCAAGTTGTTGTGCTAAAATTCCGACATCAGCCATTAATGCTTGAGCATCATCATCCCCGTAACTGAAACGTTCCTGTAACGTTGCTATACTTTTTGACGCTTTATCCAACGCATCAGGAAAAGTACTTCCGAATCTCTTACTTGCAACCTCTGATTCAGCAGCAAGTTTGACCATTTCTTTGTTAAGGCTGACAAATTTGCTCAATCCAAAAGAAACACCTAAAGCTGCAGCAATGCCTAAACAGGCACCCTTGATTTTACCCGCTGCTGATTCAAAAGTAGATTGAGTATCCTTAATCCCTTTGTTGACTTCTGACGTGTCACCTGTAATCCTATATATGTACGATCCAATTGTATCTGCCATTTCTATTTACGCTATTTAACTTCTTTAAATTCTGTTTGTTGTGTTTGTGTGCGTGAGGGTTTTGGTATGCTCGGAACATAAATTCCACAGGTGCATTTCTTTTCCCATATCCATGTAATTACAGATTCCGGGAATTGAGCTATTTCTATAGCGTTATTGGTTGTAGGTATATCCCATTCATTCCAGTATTCATTATTGCTTACTGCTCTATAGTATTTATTAAGTGAGGCTATTAATCGGTCACAGTGGAAGATGGTTGTGAAGTTGTTGTCTGAATCTTTTTTTTTACTTTATCAAGATCTTTATCAATTGCTACTGCTAAAAACTCATTGATTGTTTCGACATCAACAGAATCATTCCAGAATTCATCTAATACAAATTTGTCAGTTGGTTGGAATCCATTTCTGATCAATATCTTTTGGATAAGCTTCATCCGGCGTTCTTCCAATTTACCCTTATCGAGTATATCTTGAAATTTCAGTTCGATATCCTTAAAGGATTGTTCAAGATCTTCTACCGATGTACCATTTACTGATCTTGCCTTTAATTCAATCAACTGTGCATCATACTCATGTTTAAGCCGATACCCATCAATAATATCATTTTCAATCAGTCTAAAATCTTCACGCATTTGATTAGAGATAAAATTGACCCTGATATTTTTACTTAATCGTTTTCCGGTTTCATCAACGTAATCTAATCTATATGTAATTTCTTTAGCCATGTTAATAATCCTATTCGTATTTGATAATAGATAAGCCAGTGTCATTTGACGCTTTCTATTATGTGGTTATTTGTGGTATGTATTTAGTGGTAAGGGTAAAGCCCTCTTATATTTCAAAGAGGGCTAATCTGTTACTGTGCACCAGGGTCTGTGTACTGATCAAATAATGATTCACCATCAACACGTGCTCCATCTGGAGTTGCTTCAAAACTGACTTCAATTGTTTCACGTCCCTCACTATCTGCTCCGAGAAATGTAAACCCAAAAGATCCGCTTGCGACAGTGGCGTTAAAAATCTTTAGTCCACGGATCTTGTTTGCAGTATCTTTGTGTTCAAAGCAAAATTCGACAGGGGCAAGGTTGAAAAAAGTTGATCCGGCTTTTAAGTGTACACGGTTAGGTGTAGTTGATGCTGCATCATCAGTAGTCTTTTTCAATAGACCACCTGCAAGAATTTCCATAACATCAGGGTCTTTCGTATAAAGAGTGAATTTCCCTGTTATCTTCAAATCCTTGGCTGTGACAGGGAAATAACCCGCATTACCGGAAAGTGTTTTATCCGCTTTCCACTCAATCTTAAATTCAGCATCGCCTTTAGTAATTCCCATATCTGTATATGTGGGTGTTCCTGTCGGTGTATTAGCTGCAATTTTGCAACTGGCACCATCAGCAACATAAATATTCTCTGACGACATTGGTGTCTGTACTGGCATGTTTCTAATCCTCTAATATTGTATTATTTTAAATTGATGTAGGTGAGAAAGTAATCTCTACCTGTGTATTATAATTATCTGTTGAGTCCTGTGGGTTAATCGTCGGTAATACTTTGACTTTGCAATACCCACCTGTGATAAACTTACGCGATAACTCTGTTGCTACTGTATATGCTATTTGTTGTGAATCGTATTGAGAAGATCCGCGACAATTTGCACTGTATATATAATCCTGTATTTCCCTACTGAAACTAACAGGCGCGTTTAAATAGAAATTGATCGTTTTCTTTGCTGTCCATGCACTTGGTATTACTTTATCGTTGATCAGCGCAGGTTTTGTATCCTTAGTATTCCGTGCATCTAATAGACTGGTAATTACTGTTACATTGAGAGCGTTATATATTTCTGTTGATCCAAGCATAATGTTTTAAAATCCCTTTATTGGTTCATCAGCTTTGAGTGCACCGCTTTGTCTGATCTCAGCCCACCGTTTCATTACATCCACTACTGCTTGACCTTGGGCATAAATCGCTATAGCTGGTCTGATGTAAGGAATTGCTGCCATGTATCTGGTTCCGCATTCAACATAAATCGCATAGAAAACGTTAGATCCTACGTAAGCAGTTAAATGTTCTTCAGGTGTACCCAAACCGTAGACATCCTCGAATCCTCCAGACTTGCCCTCCATTTCCCAGCCAATACTTGCTCGTAATTGACCTGTTTCACCTACCGGACAAAGAGCCTTAGCTTGTGATGTAATAGAGGAAACTATCTCTAAAATTGATTGTCTGGTATTGTCTTCGATGGATTGAATGGGGTTGACGTATTTTAATTCTGAATATACTTGAAAAGCCATTAGTTCTTATCTTCGTGAAATTCTTTACATGGTATTTGCATGATTTTGTTCTGATTTCCTACATTATCTACAAACATTACACTGAATGTACCAAATCCATCTATAACTACCTTGTCATCTTCGTTTACCTGTGAGGTATAATCCTGATAATCAAGTGTGATAGTAGCCTGTACATCTGCCTTGAATTGATCTGAAGTAAGTGTCTTAGATATTAAGCCTCTATAAACCATACCCGTACATTTAAGGGATTCAGTCCATTGAGTGCCTGTTATCTGTCCATCTACTTCTACATCTGTTCGGTTATAAAAGGTAATGTCTGATTGCTTTATCTTCTTTGTATGAATCATTTAACATGTCCGCGCATAAGGCGTTCCTAAATCTTTAATCAACTTTGAAGGATAATCATATCTTTTATCTATTTCTGAGTTTGAGTAACTAAATGACATACCACCGATTGATTCAGATGTGATATCCTGTGTATCGTAATCCGTGCTTTGTTGTTTGAACTTATACCAAATCATTTTACTGATAGTAGGCCATTGACTAACATTGACTGTAGGATAAATATAAACACATTGATCATTACTATCTGTTAAAGGTTCTACACTCAGTGAGTATAAACCTGTATTAGGATCATACCCATTAATGTATGTATCATCAGATAGAAGATCTGATTGTATCACTGTTCCTATGTGTGCTACCTGTTCAATAAAACGATACACATAACCAAAATCACTGATCTTGATTGTCTTACCTGTCTTATTAATTACAGCACTTACATAATTACTATACTGATTATTCAATATTCTACGAACATCTGCTGATACAATGGGTATCAATGAGGTAATAGACATATCATTATCAGTTGTAACTATTCCAAGCTGTGACTTTACAGTATCTAATGTTATTAAGTTTATTTTCATTCGTTTTCTTTTTTTAAAGTAGAGGGGGCTTTTACACCCCCTCAGATTGGTTAGGCTCTGGTAATCTCAATGACACGGTTTTCATTTACGAGTTTAACACCGTAAAGAATATCATACTGAACAAGTGTATTCAGTGTTGCAGAGTCAGTCCATACTGATATACGGATAGGTAGACCTGCTACATTAACGATTGAGCTGTTTACACCGGGCTTGTTCAAAGCAGTGTATCCACGAGCTGCAAATGCGAGTCCTTCAGGTGCGAAAGCAAGCAATGAACCAGTTGTTGAAGGTATTGCACTATTTTCATAGATATCAAAACCAAACTGTCTTGTGATTGCACCATCTTTAATAACTGAATCGTTATTAGATTTAGATGCATCTTGAAATGCTGTAAGCTTACGAAGTGCGCCAATTGCATCAGGAGCACCAACAAGAATACGTCCCTTTTTAGATGCCTTGTTGATATTAAGTGCAGTTTCTGCATCTGCAATTACATCAGCAGTAAGAGTAGTTCCCACAACCGTTTTAGTACTGACTATTGCTTCAGTATAAATATCACTATTTACAGCGGCAAGTATTCCTTCTGCCATTGCCTGACCATAATTGTTGATCAAGTCATAAGGTGACATTGTAAGTTCTTTATCAGTGAATCCCTTAACTGCATTCTTTGACTTATTGAGAATGACCTGTTTTACTGCACCTGTTGAGTTAGAAGGTGTAATAGTTGATCCGGGTGTCCAATCAGATGCAGAAACACTGTCAACGATCGGGACGTTTACTGTATCACCATATTGTGCAAGCTGTCCTTCCACACTACGATTTACAAAGTTCTGAAGGTTATAATCACCTTTATCTAAATTATCAAATGCACTCGCCCAAAATTCAGGGTAAAGTACATCCATTGTTACGTTTGCTAATGCCATTTTATTATCCTATTTGTTTTTATTTAATTTTTAATGTGTGCGCCAAGGGGTTGATTCTTTTTGTAAAGTTCTCGCCCCTCTCTTGTCTGAAGTTCTTCACGTGTAAATTCAAGTTTAACGGATGAATCAGTAGGAGCCTTGATGTCCTTTCCACCTGTTGCGAAAAACTTGTTTCGATCCGCTTCTGCTTTTACAGTTGCTTCAGATTCAATCTTGTCTTTTAATACTTTGATTGCATTTGCGATCTCTTCGTCTGTTTTACCAGAGATAAGACTTGCAAAATCTTTTGACAGACCATTTACTAAAAGTAGGTTTTCTTTCTTTAATGCTATTGATTGAGCTGTTACAGATTCATATTCAGCGTTAGCCTTTTTAATCTTTTCCTCTGCTTGTTGCTCTGTGGATAACTTGCTTAATCTTTCAGCTTCAAGAGTATCTTTCATTGCTTTAAGCTCATTCTGCAATTTCGAATTTGCAGAATTTAATCCTGCGATTTCCTTTTTCCAAGGTTCTTCTACTATAGGTGTTTCAACCTTAGTATTTGTTGCCTTTACTTGTTCGTCTGCCTTGACCTGACTTGTAGTGTCCTGTCCCTGCGTATTGATTTGATCTGTCATTTTCTTTGTCCTCTTACGCCCTGCATATGGTTAAAGCGGTGCCCCTGTCTGTTAAGACCTTTGCCCGTTGATTCCTTTGCATTTCGTATTATTTAAGTTTGTAATATATGTATAAGTCTTGTGTGACTAAATACTCTTGTATATCTCACTGTATTTGTTTACGGTTAATCCATTATCTTTCTTCCATTGATCGAATGATGTATAGTTGAATGGTTCCGGTTCACCTGTTACTGGATTGTTTCCCATTCTCAGAGCCGGTTGATTGCCATTAACTATATCAATGGTTGTACATCTACAGTTCACATTATTCGTAACGTCTGAAAACTCACCGGGGAATAATGCGGTATCATCTCCTATTCTGAACATATCATCTACATCTATTGTAATTCCGTCTAAGTGAGAGTGTGTATCTCTGGTTTTATCATCCAACGTACATAACCATTGTTTTTGAACCTTTACCCCTTCTGATTCTGCATATTTTGTAGCAGCGTAGGAAGCAGAGTTCATAGCTCTGTTGCCTTCAGTTCTAATCAACTTCATTGCATTGGCTAAAGCACCGGTAGCACTAATTCCTTCTTTTGTTTTACTTACACCACCAATAATATCAGCTACAGACAGTACCATGTTTTCGTAGCTTAATCCTTTGCGTAAACCGTTAGTTATTGTTGTTTGAAGTTTGAAAATCTCATTATATCGATTTTGTAGAAGTAACTTTGTTAGTGTTCCTGATTTAGGTATGTATCGTTCAAGTGATCCATATCGTTTGATAAGTGACTTTGGTATCTTTTTCCAACTATCTGCTGTACCATAAGTGATTAAATTGATTAACTCGTAAGGAACACCAATAGAAGATTGAAATCCATCAACAAGCCATGACGTAGCATATACTGATCTGTAATAAGAGTTACTTGCTGATATTGCTACAATGTTCTCAATGTATTTCTGTGCCTGTAGAGAGTAAGTGGTGTATGACTTCTTTATATCAGATAACAGCCCTTCCAACCTATGATACTTGATCATTTCGTTGTAATAATCAATCGTACCTACACTGTTAAGATACTTTACATACTGTCCTGAAATTTGCTGTGTTATATCCTTAATCGCAGTATCATATAGATGTACAACCTGCGTATTTAATGATTGTGTATCCTTTCGAGTCAGGTCATACACACCCTGTTGAAAATCATCCCAACGCATTCTTATCTTCTGCTACTGGTTCTTCTTTGCTTGTATCTGCATTGCTTTCAGGTGTAATATCTTTAGGTAATAGATCGGAAATATCAAAACCGCTATTCTCTTTCTGTTTATCTAATCGCTTTCCTTCCTGTTCAGGATCAAGGCCACACAATTCCTGTTTTGTTTCATCACTGATAAAGGTAGGTTGTGTCAATTGACTTGCAATATCCTCAACACCTATGATCTTTGTACGATTAAACACTGTCTTGATATTAGTTTGTGCAGCATCTTCAGATATACGTTTATCTTTTAAGAAGAAATCTTTGAATAATCGAATACGTTTCTGCCAACCCAACTTAACTGACTTCTCAATTCTATCACAAAAGGTATTCTGATCTGTTAGTCTTACCTTTAACGCTTTTCCTGATGCATCACCTGCTGCAGAGTCTGAGGTGTACATATCAACCATGTGAGAGTGTCGGTAAATCTCCTGTATGAGTAATTTGCTGACATATTCTCGAAAAGAACTGTCTGTATTTCGTGTGATAAATTCTGCTATTTCATCTTTACCAATTCCCTCAATGACTCTTAGTTCATTAAGATTCTTTTTCTGTTCTTCTGATAATTTTGAGGATAGTTTTAGTATAGCATCGGCAAGGCGGGATACTTCATCTGAGTTACCAGAGATGAGAATATCAAGTGCATCTATATACGGAAGGATCTGATGAAAGCATGAATTTTCATTCAATACTTCTGTCTTATATTCAACTACAGGACATTCCGACCATACTGTGATAACAGGCTCTTTATCGGCATTAACTTGTATCTCATTCTTATCTGTTATCTGATAATATACAATTCCTGACTTATCAATTACAGTAAGATCATAAGTTATCTTAACTGAACCAGCCTTGTAATCTACCTTGTTAAACAGTATTGCATAGGTGAGTACTGGTTCAATATCATCACTATATATAGTAATTACTGACTTAGGATCAAGACTAACCACACGTATTTCAGCAGGGTTAATTCCATCGCCTTTAGTGTAGACAAGTTCAACACCTTTATTGTATGCTATTGCCTTTGTACCAGTCTGAATATCTACTACATCAACATTGATATCCGAAAATGTCTTATTGAGTATTTCAGATAGTTCATTTTGTGTATTATCTGAATTATCAATGTCATCACCTTCAACGTCTACATTATGTGTTTCTGCTACATATTTGACATTACCGAATAAATATCCCGAAAGGTTGTCTACCAATGTAGGATAGTATGCAGTAGGTATCAATGTATTAGGTTCTTTTCTCTGCCATTGTTTACGGTTGAATCTCTTTACTATTTCAGGATTAGCTGAATTGTAATAAGACTCAAGCATCTGAATATACCGATAACTATCTGATTTAAGATAGTTACTGAATATCTTTAGTACATCATCTACCGTAAGTTCTGTTTTTGCTGTAGTAATCATTTTTATATGTTTAATCCGCTGCCATTGCTGAAATGAATCTGTGTTTTGTTTTTGATCTTGTAATAGAGCGCGTATCTTATCGCGTCTATGATGTGATTATCTTTATCTGCTGGAATACTGGTTGGATTTCCTGAACCATCAAGCTTATAAGAATACTTCCCAAACTCATCTAATGTATGTATGCATCGTGGGTGTATATAGATATTATGATAAGCTAAAAGGTAAGCAATACCTGATTCAATCTTTAGTTTTGGTTCACCTTTAGCTAATCTATTCCAATTTCTTTGATGATCGTTGATAATCTCAGGACGAGCACAATCAAAGTTGACTGTGTGTTTATCGGCTAAAGGTACTGTCTTGTATAAGTTTCGTAGATACTCATAATAACCTAATAAATTTGATTGAGGATAGATTCCATACGCTTCAAAGTCTATGTAAAGATTATGCTCTTTAGCACTGTTTACGACCTCATCTAATTCATAACATCTAATAAGTGTGCTTGGATCATTTGAGAAACCAAAGTCACCACCATAGCAAAAAGCTGTATTATCAGGTGCAATAAAGTCTTTAACTGAATATTTCCCCTTGAATATTACTGCATCACTAATTGTCTGACATTCACCAAGCCATACATGCTTATAATCTTCATAGTTCCGAACCCTACAATCATTAGCTTCATCAAGTAATGTCTGACTTATATATGGATTATCATAATAATTGACTGTTTCTATTAAGCTGTTAGGGCGTGGATTATTTATGTAATCCATTATTGCATCAGATTCATTCTTCGGATTAAAACTAAACCATAGTTCTGATCCTTCTTTTCTTATAGTAGGTATCAGAACCTTTAAGGAATCCGCACTAATTGTCTGCGCTTCTTCAATCCAACATATATCAGTATTCTCAATACCCTTAACATTGGCTATATTATGATGTAACCCTGCAAAGATAAACTCACTACCAACTGTTGAGGTAATGCAATTATCAGTTACCTTATAATAATCAGATAAACCCATTAGTTTAATCTGATCTTTAAGTAGGGCATGAACTGAATTAGCTATTGTTGTCTGATACTCTCGTGTACAAAGGATTCTTATCGCTTTTTGTGATGCTAATATAAGTAATGCACGGGCAAATGAGGTAGATTTTGCTCCGCCTCTTCCACCTTTGTATATGTAGTACCTATATCTTTTCTTCGGATTTAGAAGGGGTTGAAACTTCCGTGGTAGTCTGATTTCCTGTATCATTAATAGTTATATCTTTATCTTCAAAAACAACTTTGAAAGTGGGTGGATTAGTAAGGGTTACTGTATTATCAATGGTCTGTTTAGATTTACCTAATAGTCGATCAAGCAAGGGTTCAATTGTTCTTAGAGAAGATGTCTTCATATCCATGTTCAATGCATTAGCTAACGCAATTAGAAGTGTTGGTTGTTCTTTATCTGTACGAAACTTCTTCAGTTCATCTGGTGTGAGGTTTAACAGATATATAATTAGTGTTTGAAAATCGTCTGAAGATAAACCGAATTCTTTTTTTATTACTTTGAATCGGTTCTTAGGTCTACCATTAGGATTATGCGTTTCACCTTTCTTGCAGGGCTTAAGATTCTTTGCTGCGTTTGGATTATTTGCCATGATGTTTGTTTGATCTTTGTTGATCTATTTTATCTTTATAGTAATTAGTTAGTCTTATAAAATCGTCTATTGTGCAATCAGTCTTATCATCTTTTATCTTGTACAATCTTTCATACTCTTCATCACCGAATTCTGATTTGAATCTTCGTATATACTCATGCAAGTTACCTGCTAAGTATTTGTTACAGTAAACACATTGACAAT